AGCATTGGAATCCTCCGATTGATGATCCTGACCCAACAGACAAAACGAACGTATGGTGTCTGTCGGACTATCCCAGCAACATCGGATTGGCGATGGATCACCTCTTTGAATCCGTATACGGTCGCGGCGGCAAGATCAAGTCCGGCGCGTGGGTACTCGGCACGGTAGAGAATGGCCGCGACTGCGCACACGCATGTCTGATGTGGAAGTCGAAGAGCTTCACGGGATACCGACCGTTGCAGGTGTCGGTGACGTGTCCGCGTGGCGAGATGGCGCGTGCGATCACGCTTTGTTGGGTGTGCGCTATGTTAGGGATAAATGATGAGGGCTGAAGACAGGGAGATTGTCGTCAATGATTATGCTGCTGTCGTCCGAGCCTACGGAGAAATCCAGACGAGTCTGGAAGCGAAGACCGCGTGTCTTGAGATAGCCGCATTGTTAGTAGAGCTAGGGAAGGCAAAGACAACACAAGAGCTGCTGGATAACCTGGATAGGAGGATGTGATGTTTAGGCGACTAGACAAGTTCGTAGGGCGTCACATGAGTTCGTGGCGATGGGTAGCATTCTGGATCGTGTTCGCGCTTGGTGACATAGCATTGATGGTTGTATGTGTTGCTGTATGGTCGCCGTGGTGGTTTATGTTGTTCATTCCGTATGGTCTTGGATTGTGGATGATTGGGCTGAATGCTGCGAGGGGTAGGCTATGAGCAGATCCCCAGCAGTACGTGCCGAAGCTCTGAAGCTCGACGGATTCCGTTGCCAGATAACCGGCTTTGACGGGAGATCCGAAGAAGGTCGCAAGCAGCTTGAAGTCCATCACGTCAAGGCGCTAGGCATGGGCGGCTCAGACGAACGCGACAACGTAGGCAACATGATCACTCTACATGCGCCGGTACATGTGATGGTTGAGACTGGGCAGCTTGTGATCGCTGAGTTCGAGAGGCCAGTTGAATCGCTGTCTCTATCTCAAGGCGAGAGCGGATCAATCACCAGTGGAAAGCTAGAGGTCATTGATAATCAGGATTCGCTAGGCCACGGCGTAGGCATCATGGATCACAAACACCTATGGTTCTACCGCCGCCACGACGCCGAAGAGGGCGAACAGATCCTCACGCAGCTATCATCCTTCGCATCGCTAGACTCAACGATAGCCGAGCGCGTCTACAGGCTTGGGCAAGTCGTTGACGTGACGGATCCTTCATCGCGGACGTTGAGAGAGTGCCTTGCGTCGAACGGGCTGGACACGCGGCGGCTGATTGGCGCGGCTAATCTGTGGGAGAAGAGCCTTGACGGGCTAGAGTGGCCTGACGGTATGACAGTATCCGACTATCGCAAGATGCGGCGTGACGCTGGGCATGGATCGAAGCGTGAGTACTTCTACGTCAAGATACCTGCGAAGTCGTGGCTCACTGGGGCGCGTCCTGAAGTGTACTACCGGACGGCATACGAGGCAGAGCTGCGCGATACGATGGAGATGGGAGACATGCTCTACAAACTAGGCAAGACGGTCTACGGGCTACGGGCAGAGGGCGGCAAGCTCTTCTACCCAGACAGGCGCGAGGCTGACGTGATTCACTTTGTTCCAAAGGAGGCGTGATGAAGAAGAAACCGCTAGAAGAGATCAGTGAGAAGTTGCAATTGATTGACACTGATGTGAGAGGAATCAAGACAAGCAATGTTAGAACTTACAAGTGGCAACAACGCATTGAGACAGACGTTGATACGATGAAGGGCAGGCTTAATCACTTGATGAATTCATTTGCCTCTCTGGTAGATCATCTTGTTGATCTCGAAGAACCTGCAGCGAAAGTTGTCCGTGGCGCTAGTATCATCACGAAAACTGATGTGATGGTTGATATGAAGAAGTGCTCTCGATGCCTCAAAGAGAAGCCGCTGTCAGAGTTCAATAAGAATAAAAGTTCAAAGGACGGGTATCAGTCGCTATGCCGCACGTGTGCTCGTGAATATGGCCTACTGAAAGCGCGGATTAAGAAATTAGAGGCCCAGCTACGCCCCCATGAGGTGAAGGAAGACGAATGAAGCGCATCCGATACGAGTGTGAGAAGTGCGGCGCAGAACACGACGTGCGGTTCCATAGCTGGGAGACGCATCCCAGACGCATGACCTGCGTGACGTGCCTTGAGAAGAATGCGATGGTGGCGACCTATTCGACCCAGAAGGCAACAAGGTTGACGTAGTGCATTTCGTTCCAGAGGAGGCGTGATGAAAAGAGAGTGGGCGTTCGCTTGGTTAGTTCCTATGTGGATAGGAATAGGTTTCGGTGTGGCTGGTAGTGGTTGGGCGCGTGGTGCTGGATTTGCTGCGATGTGTATCTTCGGAGCGATATCATTGGTAACCGTACACAAGGGACGATGAGGCAACAAGGTTGACGTGGTGCATTTCGTTCCAAAGGAGGCGTGATGAGCTATAGCAGATGGGGCGGTAGAGGGAGCGGGCACTGGTATACATATTGGTGCTCTCATCTAAACGGCGACAGCGCGGAGAATAGAGATGATTCTTTGTTCGACATTTGCGGCGTGAAGATGTTTACTGCCGCCGAATTGCGAGCAGATATGGATGCGTGCATGGCGGCTGTACGAGAAATTGATTCAGAGGGTGACGTCGATGAACTGCGAACGTACGCCAATGAGTTTCTTGCTGACATTGATAATGACTACCCAGACGCGATGATAGCAGAACGCGACAAGGACGGTAAATGAAGCGCATCCGATACGAGTGTGAGAAGTGCGGCGCAGAACACGACGTGCGGTTCCATAGCTGGGAGACGCATCCCCGGCGGATGACCTGCGTGACGTGCCTTGAGAAGAATGCGATGGTGGCGAAGATGCCAAGCCCGGCGGTTCACTACCATCCGACGAGAGGAGGCAAGAGATGAAAGAGAGCGAGTATATCAACGCGACGGACCTTGCGAAGCTGAGGACTGCGTACACAATCCTTAGCGACGTTTATCCAAAAACAGGAACAGAAGATGAGCGCCTTAGCGTATTCGGTACGTTGACTAAATGGATAGATGAAGCAGAGGCGAGGGTAACGACTGAAGACGACGTCTGTTCTGTATGTGGCGGCCCTCTTGGTTCTGGGTATTTCTATAGCGCGGAAAACTGCCCGGTGTGCGCCGATTGTGTAGAGGACTCATGACGCCCGGCCCACGCAGGACAATCGGCGTCCTGATAGCAATCAGCCTAGTATCGCTGGCCGTGTGGGAGATGCTCGCGTTCGTTCGGTGGATGGTGTTCGGATGATGGCTGATGTAAACGAAATGGAGGCATAAAGTGGCTGAAGACTTGAAGCGCGTGATCTATCTTGGAAAAAGGATCAACGATGAATCTACTGAGGCAGTAATTACGAAACTGATGGAGCTCGATATTGCAGAACCTAAAAGCCCTATCAGATTTGTTATCAACACGTTCGGAGGATGCGTCGATTCTCAATTTGCTATCTACGACGCTATGAGGGTGTGCTCTGCGCCAGTGCTGACAGTTGGGATAGGGAAGATCATGTCGGCTGGGGTTCTGCTATTAGCGAGTGGGGCGAAAGGGAGTCGTGTAATCGCAAAGAACGCACGGGTTATGATACACGAAGTCTCATCCGGTGGATGGAATAAGATCTCCGAATTCAAAAACTCTGCCTTAGAAGTTGAGAGACAGCAGCAGCAGTGGGAGCAATTGATGGCGTATGAGACTGGCAATCCTATTGGAGATGTAAGGGCTCTGATGGAGAAGCACATTGACCAGTATATGACGGCGAAGGAAGCTGTAGCATTTGGTATCGCTGACACGGTTGTGTGAGATGTTAAAACTGTGTTCTACACGGCTGATCGGGTATAATGGAGATGGAGGCGCGAGATGAATTTGAACCAACTGTGGCGTGACATCAAGGCAGCCCGAGAGGAAGTCGGAAACCGTATGTGCCAATACTTCGATATGTCGTTAAAGGAAAACGGTCCGCGAAAGTTCTTTGTTACGAACGAGGACTCAGGTGAAATTCTGTGGCTCACGACTGTCACAGGGTATACAGTACGCAATGGGCGAAGGCCGCTGGTTGAGTTCCCTGTAGTGGATAAGGAAATAGGCCCGGCATCAATCTGTGAGCGCAAGGCTGAAAGAGACGTGGTTTTGGCGACGAAGACCCTATATGTTGACGACCAAGCCGCAGTGAGGCCGAACGGCTGTGACGATGATGAAAGGCTCTATAATGTTCTGATCCGAACTGAGAGAGAGCTGCATTCCATCTTGTGGCCACCGAGCGAGGAATAATATGAAATGGACGGCACGCGTAGTGAGATACGCAGGTATGCTTGGCGAGGTTTTCTCCCGATTCAGATCGGGCTCCTTTACCTCTTCATTCACCAGGCTCAGGCGCGACCAAGTAGCTAAGATGAGTCCTCCGTCCGTTTTGATGTATAGTGTGGGTAGGTGATAGCTGATGACTGAAGAGAGAGGGATTGAATTTCCGGCACATAGTGACGACTGGGGCACAGTCACGCACATATTCTATCCAGGTATGCCTGAAGACGTAAAATTCAAGCTTGGCAATGTGACGATTGAATACTACACGGTGCGAGAGATGGGCGCAGTAGAATTTGGGGCGAGGTGCTTGGACGATGCGTGATTATTATGGAGTGCCGCCGCTGGTTGTATACGGCGCGATGTCGATTCGTGGCTCGCTCACAGAAGCCAACGCCGTTGCAGAGTTCTACACGATCAGAGAAGCGCGTGCGGCTGAGTTCATGGAGAGGTGCTTGGATGATGACTGAGAAACACGCAGGCGGTAGACCGAGGAAGTTTCAATCCGTTGATGAGATGTCCGTAGCGATTGACGCTTACTTCATCAAGTGCGATAAGCGCATGATGGACGTAGTAACGCGCAATGGCGACGTTGTTAGCGTCAAGCATCCGAAGCCATACGCCATGAGTGGATTAGCTTATGAGCTTGGCATTACACGGCACACGCTGATAAATTACAGTGACAGGTGCGATGAATTTGGGAATGAGTTTTTACCCACGATAACGCGGGCGCGTGCTAAGGTAGAGCATAATCTTGAAGAACGGATGTACGATGGCGTCGGTTCACCACGCGGTCACGAGTTCGGATTGAAGAACAACTTCGATTGGAGAGACAGGCAAGACGTGAACGTGAAAGGCAGCATGACGGTTCACTTCGACAAGGAAGACGAGGGGCTGTAGGAGGCTGAGATGAGCGCATCCGGCAAAACACGCGAAGTTGCAAACGTCGTATCCATGCGATAAAATGAGGGTGCGAACGCTTATAGAGTACTGAGACGGAAAAAGGGGGGCGTGATGGAAGAGTATACCTACAGGAACGAACACGGTGAGTTGTGGAAGCTACAGATTGATGAGTGCGGCGTAATAAGTCTGGGCGGGGATGAGACAGGCTGGATAATGTGGCCAATCATTAGTCCGCCTATGGTAGGGGATACCTTTTTCTCGTGGTCAGAGATGGCGTGGCTGGCGACCGTGATGACACAACTTGAATCCCGCAGACTGATCTTTGACAAGGAACCCAAATGACAATCACCTACATGGACCCCACAGACTATCCACCTTTACCCTTCTGGCACTATCGCGGGATGGATGGCCTTCCGGTATGGTTCAGCAAGATGCACCGTGCGATCATTCAGGATCGTGCGTCTAAGATTGCGAAGGCTAACAGTCGTGACGGGATGGCGATGCGATACTGCTACAGGTGCGAGGTGCCTATCGGCGTGATGTTGCATCTTGATTACGAGCGGAGGTACGTCGAAAGGGAAGGCACGTGTAAGGCGTGCGGTAACCGTGTATGCGAAATGGTGATGGAGAGGTAGGAGGTTGAGGATGACGCGAATTCTTAGTGGAATAGCGATTCTTTGGATGCTGGCGTTTGCCGTGTTTTGTGGATTGACCGTATTTGATGGTCTATCACTCCAAGCAGATACGTTTGGCGCTGCTTTAGTGTTGAGTATTTGCCTATCGCCATATATTGTTCTCGGATTGATTGCACTTGTGGTGGCATTAGCTTTTGCCTTATTGACGAAGTGGAGGAATGAATGACACAACCTAAGCCCTTCACCAAGACAGACAAGCAACGAGAGGCCCGTGACCTTCTCAAGAGCGAAGCACGGCACATCCTGCTTTGCGGTGGATCTCGTTCAGGAAAGACGTTCATGTTTCTGTATGCGATGATCGTCAGAGCGTCAACGCACAAATCGCGGCACTTGATCCTTCGCTTCAGATTCAATCACTGCAAGACATCAATCTGGCACGACAGTCTTCCGAAAGTTGTTGCTCTAGTATGTCCAGATCTATCCATCGAGTGGAACAAGACAGACTACTTCATCAAGTTCCCAAATGGATCTGAGATCTGGATAGGCGGGCTGGATGACAAGGACCGCACAGAGAAGGTCTTAGGCAACGAGTATTCGACCATCCTGTTTAACGAGAGTTCACAGCTTCTCTATGGCTCAGTTGAGACAGCACTCACGCGGCTTGCTGAGAATTCAGGGCTAGTCAACAAGGCGTACTACGATTGCAACCCGCCGAACAAAAAGCACTGGCTGTACTTGCTGTTCATGAAGCACATCAACCCAGGCGACAAGACGCCCGTTGATCCGTCAGATTATGTGTCTATGTTGATGAACCCAGTAGACAACGAAGAGAACTTGCCAGATGGGTATATCGAGGAAATCTTGGGGCGTCTGTCGAAAAGGAAGCGTCAGAGATTCCGTGACGGGATATGGCTCGATGTCAATCAAGGTGCCTTGTGGGAAGACAAGTGGATAGGCCGCATGGCTGAGTTGCCAGAAGCCAATCGCATCATAGTAGGCGTTGACCCGCAAGCATCAGAGGGCGAAGCTGCTGAAGAGATAGGGGCTGAGACAGGTATAGTCGTGTGCCAGAAGTCAGGTGATCGGATTATCGTCCTAGAGGACAGGAGCGGCAACTATACTCCAGGCCAGTGGGCAGATCAGGCAGTAGAGGCATACAAGGACTGGAGGGCTAGTAAGATCATCGGGGAGCGTAACAACGGCGGGGCTATGGTCAAAGACACGATCAAGGTTCGCTATCCGAATGTCCCGGTTGACACGGTATGGGCATCTCAGGGAAAATCAAGACGAGCTGAGCCGATAGCGGCAATCTATGAAGACGGACGCGGGTTCCATTACGGCATCTTCGAGGAGCTTGAGGATCAGATGTGTAGCTGGATACAAGGATCGACCGTGAAGGAAATGGGGTTCTCTCCAGATCGCATGGACGCAATGGTATGGGCGGCAACCGAGCTGATGCTAGGCGAGGAAGGCGGGCGTGTGACGGTTGTGGATTGGTAGGAGGTAGGATGAAGAAGATGAAGTTGCGAGTTGTTCCGTTGTGCATGTCAGAGAAAGAGCTGATGGACGTACAGCTACGGGCCGTTGCAGCGAGATTTAGCATGTACGGCATCACATGGAATGGGTATCGAGACATGATTGATCTGTCTTCGTGCGCTGAAATGCCGTGTGTCGATCATAATATATCCGTTGGCGTGTGCCCGCTTGAGTTCAGCGGTGTGGTCAAGTTCAAAGACTGCCAGCACGATGGCCTTGTTGTCGGGGTGAGGGTATACAATGGCGATAAGGTATATCAGAGCGATTATTTGACTTCGCCGGTAGAGGTTATGCGTGGCGATACATTGCGGGCAGGTCTTACGTTTAGCGAAAACTAGGAGGCCGATGAATAGAGACTGGGAAGACGACATGAAGCACGAGAGCGGCCAGCATGAGAACGTGTGCCGCGTCTGTGGCGAGACGTTCATAGGATTCAAGCGTCGGCATGTGTGCTATGCTTGCGTGTATGGAGGCGAGAATGAAACTAGCGAGTGAGATTAAGGCGGCTGTTCAGGAACAGGTCGGTTACGATCTAGATATTTCAGACTTTGTTGGATGGGAGGAGGTTGAATCCATCATCGCCGCGAAGCTGGAGCCGGTGCGAGTGGCGCTGAAGGCAATACAAGACATGCACTGTGTAAGTGGCTTGCATGAGGGCGATTTAGTTGATAGAGCCCTTGCCCTGTTCGAGGAGGCCGAATGACTCCTGACTGGTTCGCATACCTGATGAAGTGGATCTTCTTCGCGCTGTGGTTCGCGTTGGTGTTTGATGGGATGGGGAGGATTTAGTGTATAATGGTGTCGATAGTTTCGTGACTTCTACGCACGCACCATACTTGTAATAACAATCACGACATGTTAGTATCTCTCCGATGGGCGCGACAACCGGACTGCGCTCATACGAGGGGAGTAGATGGGACGCATTCGTGATGTAGTCCTAGACTGGGCAAAAGACGGGCCACGAATGGCCGTTGCTCATTTCCTTGCACCTGAGACTAGAACATCCATCCAGACAACTCAATCCATGCAATATGGCGTTGAGAAGTGGACGGACTGGAATACGAAGAAGGCCGTGCTTGAAGGCTACGAGTCTCATTTCCTCGTCTACAGGCTTACCAAGTTCCGCGGCGATGCTATCAAGTCCATGCCTCTCGTGGCCAAAGACATCGCTAGTGGCGATCCTGTAGCAGACACACATCCAGCCGCAAAGATGATCGCAAATCCTAACCCTCGGATTCCTATGGACGAATTGGAGTTCAGAGCAGAGCTGTTCCTGTGTATGGCAGGTGACGCCTATTGGTACATCAACCAAGTAGGCGATAGCGTCAGGCTTGACCCTCTAAGATCGGACAGGGTGTCCATCAAGGTCTATAAGAGCAAGCTGATCTATCTCTATACGCTACCCGGTGAGAAGCCTGTCCCGTTTGAGCAGGAAGAAATCGTCCATTTCAAGAACTACAATCCATCTAGCGACCTATTCGGCCAGCCTGTCCTTAGAGCGAATGCCAAGCTGGTAGACACGGGCAATGCAATATCCGACTTCCAGTATCACTCGATGAAAAACGGTATGTGGCCTAGTGGTGTGCTGGCAACTGAGAAGCTAGAGAAGACGCAATACGATCGCCTGATGGCTCAGATCAAGGCATCGAAAGAAGGGCCGGCAAATGCACGACGCCTGATCATCGTCGAGGATGGTAAGACGTGGACGCCAGCGACTCCTACGCCATCAGACATGGACTTCATGGGCGGATCAAGCCTAACGAATCAGGAGCTATGCGTGGGCTTCGGCGTATACGCTGAGGCTATGGGGCTTATCCCTGCGAAGTATGAGAACATGCGTCAAGCACTCAGGGCGACGTGGGAGAATACGATCATCCCTGAGAAGACGATGCTTGAGGGCACGCTGAATACGCAACTAGCTCCACACTTCGATGGGATCTATTTCGAGTATGACATGTCTCAGACGATCCCGATGATCGAGGCACGCAAGGAGAACGCTATAGAGGGCAAGATGTACTTTGACATGGGCATCTCAACCAAGGCTGTAAACGAACGTCTAAGCCTTGGCTTCGATGAGGCTGAATGTCCAGATAAAGGTATGTTGCCCGTGACGTTGCTTGAGGTAGGCGCAACACGAGTACAGGAAGAAGGGCGGTCAATTCGTTCTATTGAAACCAGGAGTGCGGCGTTAGATCTCCACTATCGCGCCACTGATCAGAAGCGACTCGGATGGGAGCGCAACATGGCTCAGAAAGTAAGCTCTCTGTTTGCGGCGGAAAGCTCGGCTGTAGTCAAAGCTGTCACGAATGGAAAGGTAGATACCGACTCGGCTATTGAATCCCAGCGGAGCGCGTGGGTTAAGACCTTCACCGCCGTATACAGAGCAGTCATAGAGGACTTCGGAGACGACACGTTTGATGTGCTTGTGCCTAGATCCATTGATCAGGTAGAGACACGAGA